CCAATAGTCTTGATACGATTTACTTCTTCCTCACTAAATCGATTGACCGTACTATTCAGATACTCCTCTTGTTCTTCATCCATTAGCAGCCCTTAACTGTCTTTGTTTTGCTGGTGGAAGTGCCTTTTGTTGTGATTGTGGAAGTGCTTTTTGTTGTGATTGTGGAAGTTGTTTTTGTCCAGAGGGTAACGCCTTTGGACGTTGAGTGACATCTCTCACACTTACACCCTGAATATCAGGTCTACGATCTGGAGTACTAGTGTCTCTCTTGGTTATTGAACTTTGACCAGAGGGTAACTGTCTTTGTTGAGTACCAGGTCTGATTGCTGGTCTTTGTCTACTACCAGCCATAGCAGTTGAAGCTGGTCTTGCAGAGATTTGTTGATGTTGAGGTGGTTGTTTTGCTGCAGCAGTTCTTTGTGCTACCATTGAATCCTTACTTGCAGGAAGTGCAGGACGTTCTTTACCTGGAGGAAGAGCACTTTGAGGACGTTGAGGTGCAGAACTTCTGTAAGGTTGTGGTTTTCTGTCGGGTTGTTGTCCTGGACCTGATCTATCAGGTTCTGGACCTGATCTATCAGGTTTTGTCGAAGGTTTCATCCTATCCTTCGCAAATTGTTTTAATCTTCCACCAATACCAGTCTTTGGTCTTTCTTTGAATTCTCTATCTGGTTCATAAAGATTAACACCAGATTTACCACCAGTTCTACCTCCAGAAATGGTAGACTGTGTTGCTGAAGCAGCATCTTCAGAGAGAAATTCTTTAAAGGATTTCATTGTTAGACTGAGATTCTTTTTTGTGTATATCTGGTATAACCAAAAGTAACTGATAGTTCAAGTGGTCCACTTGCTGGACCATATCCTAACTCCATACTATTTATTGCTTTGGGATATGCTTGGATCATTCTATATTCAATAGCCTTTTTCGATTGACGACTATTTCTTATTCTTGAATTGATTGATACGTCTTTTTCGAATTTTGTTAGATATAAATCCGTGATATAATGATTATAGTATGAAGCTCTATAATTCATAGAACCATTATTAAAATCATTAGTAGTTCCTCTTGTACCAACACCACTCATCCAATCAACCCAACTCTCAAAAAATTCTAAGATGTCATAGTTGTTATCAACTAGAAAACGAAGTTCAATCTCATTAGAATATCCTCTACGATATGGTATTTCTTGTGTGACACCGTGATAATCTGCTTGAACAGAATGAGTAAGGAAAGATGTATCTGGAGTACTTATTCCGAGACAAGCTAATTCAAAGGTCTCACCGTTAGTACTATAATTTACACCACGTTCAGCCATTAACGATTGTACTTGTGAAGGTGGTGTAAATTTCACCATATAAGTATTAGGAGTAGCTACATTTAGAAGTCTACTCTTTATTTCAGAAGTGTTATAAGACCTCGGCGTTGGACCTGCCATCTAAATACAGTTACTTCTACTATTACTATGTATAACTGATGCCTAAGGGTTCGAAGTATCATCAAGGAAGATTCCACCCACAGCATCCCGAAAAATACATGGGGGATGCCAGAAACATAGTGTATCGTAGTAGTTGGGAATTACATTTCTTGAAGTGGTGCGACATAAACGATGCTGTTCTAAAGTATGCATCGGAAGAGTTCTCAATCCCCTATGTGTCACCAATTGACAAAAGAGTTCATAGATATTATCCTGATGGTATTGTACAAATAAGACATCAGGATGGTAAAGTTTGTCGATACATTATTGAAATCAAACCAGCAAAACAATGTGTAGAACCAAAGAAACCATCACGGGTTACAAAGTCATATATCAATGAATGTACAACCTATGCAGTCAATCAAGCAAAATGGGAGGCAGCGGCGGAGTTTGCAAAAGATAATGGCGTACAATTCAAGGTCTTGACAGAACATGACCTTGGTATTCCTCAACCAAAAAAGCGTAGAAAACGTAACTAAATATTTTAACTGAAATCATCATAAGATATCATGCCTTTACCAAAGATTGCTACTCCCACTTATGAACTTGAGTTGCCTTCTACAAAACAGATTATTAAGTTCAGACCTTTCTTAGTCAAAGAAGAAAAACTCCTTGTCCTTGCTCTTGAGAGTGAAGATACAAAAAATATTACGACCGCCATCAAGACCGTAATTAAAAATTGTATTATCTCTAGAGGTGTCAAAGTTGAAACTCTTCCTACCTTTGATATTGAATATCTTTTCCTCAATATTAGAGGAAAGTCTGTTGGAGAAGAAGTAGAAGTAAATATTATTGCACCTGATGACGGTGAAACTTCCATCAGTGTTAAGATTGATCTTGAGGATATCAAGGTTGTTGAGAATGAAAATCATTCTAAACAGATCAAACTTGATGATAATCTGATGATGGAGATGAAGTATCCTTCTCTGGATCAATTCATTAAGAACAACTTTGATTTTGAAGATAATAATGTAGATAAATCCTTTGAACTGATTGCAACATGTGTTGATAAGATTTACAATGAAGAAGAAGTATGGTCAACAGATGATGTCAGTAAGAAAGAGGTGATTGAGTTTCTTGAACAAATGAGTTCTTCACAATTCAAACAGATTGAGAAGTTCTTTGAGACGATGCCAAAACTTTCTCACACTATTGAAGTTAGAAATCCTGTCACTAAAGTGAAGAGCACTGTAGTTCTGGAGGGTCTCTCAAGTTTTTTCGGATAGGTTTGGTACATATGGACCTGGAAAACTACTTCAGGTTAAATTTTGCCATGATGCAGTACCATAAATATTCATTGACAGAGATTGAAAACATGATGCCTTGGGAGAGGGACATCTACGTTGCATTACTTCAAAATCATCTTGAGGAAGAAGAGCAAAAGATGAAGGCACGAAATGGCTAAAAGGATCAGAAGGTCAAAATCCGATAAGAAGTCAGCTGTTGATAAACAAATCGATCAGTTGAAGAAGGCTTCTGGTGGAAACGTATCTGATGATCTTGACGCTCTTCTCGATGCTATAAGAAACGAAGAAGAGAGTGACGATAATTTTCTTGACGTAGATAATTTATTAAAAGAATTAGAGAAGTCGAGAAAGAGAGACGCACAAGAGAAAAAGAAAAGACAGCAGGAAACTAAGAAGGCGGTTGATGCTGTCAGAAAGAATTTAAAAGAAAAGAAAAAAGAATCCAAGCAAGAAGATATTGACCCAAGAATTCTTCAATTACTCGGTCTAGAAGACTATGAAGCTGAATTAGATTATGACGAATATAAAACTCTTATCAAAGAGAAGATGGCCTCCGATAGAATGGGAGGTGGAAAGGAAGAAAGAGAAGGAGATAACGAACTTTTAAAAAATGAATTTAGAAGAGCACAGAAACAATCTGGTTCTTTCAGTGTAAAGTCAAAGAGGACAATTAAAACCTCTAACTTTGTTGGAAGAAAACCTAGGTCTTCTACTCCATCTGCAGGAAAAACAGTTTTAAAAAATTTACTCCCACCATCAAAGACCACTGATGTGAAGTCTGAGATTGAAGAGGACAGGCAGGAAGAGTTAGTACCACTGTCAAGGACTCTTAGTAATATTGAAAATAATCTTGAGAGTATTCTGAAACTTGACGAACAAAGACAAAAAAAGGAAGAACAAACTGCAAAGAGAATAAGAAGTCAAGAACAAAGACAGAAGAGGGAAACTAGAGAAGCAAAATTAGAAGACACTGATAAAGATACTTCCAAAGCTGTAGAGAAAAAAATAAAACCAATTAGTAATGTTTTTGATATCATTGGTAACTTCTTTAAAAATATTTTATTGGGTGGTCTCGTTACTTTCTTGATCGACATTGTCAATGATCCTGGTAAACTTGTCAGACCAATATATGATTTTGTCAACATGTTAATCGATGTTGGTAACAATATTATAGGATTTGTTAATGATGTCGTACTCGTTCCCTTCAACTTTATAATTGATCGGTTCAATGATGCATTTGATATGTTTGAAAATACTATAAATTCGTTGACAAATATACTACCAGGTCTTGACCCTATAGATCTTCCCACAATTCCTAAAATCTCAATACCAGAGATAGATAAACTTGAATATCCAGAGTGGGCGGTACAAAAACAGGAAGGTGGTGGTGAAGTTGTAAATGCAAGAGACATCTCGATGATTGATGGAGGAGCCATCGATACAAATACTGGTATAAAAATTGAAGGTTTAGGAAAAGATACTCAACTGATCGCTGCTCAACCTGGCGAAGTTATGATGAGTAAGAGAGCAGTGGATCTCTACGGTGGTATGAATCTTCTTGCCGCTAATGCTGCAGCAGGTGGTAACAATAAACCAAACTTTGGTAAAATACTTGGTTATGCTGGTGGTGGTATGATTGGGGGAGGAAGTCTTCTTGACTTTATTGGTTCAGGAGAGGGTGGATATAACTCTATGAACCAAGGTACAATTGGTGATCGTATTGTGGGAAGTACACACAATTCAATGAACAAGATTGGTAAGAATCTGACTGATATGACAATTGGTGAGATTATGGATAGACAAAAGTACCTTATGAATAAAGCCAACCCCCAGATAAGTGACTATGGTATTTTTGCTGCTGGTAAATATCAAATTATTCCTCCTGTAATGCCAGAAGCTGTACAGTACGCAGGTCTAAGTAGGAATGATATGTTCTCTCCCGCCAACCAAGATAAACTTGGGACAGCGTTGATCATGCAAAAGAGACCTAAAGTTGGTGCATTCTTGAGGGGTGAAAGTAATGATCTGAGGGGTGCGATGAAGGCATTGTCTCTCGAATTTGCATCTGTTCCTGATCCTGACACTGGTATGTCAGCGTATGGTTCGGGAAATCGACCTGCTCACACTGTTGCTCAAGTAGAACAAATCCTT